TACACAAGGAAGTCAAGGAACAGATTCTGTAGGTACTCAAACAATAAAAGCAAGTGATGGTTCTGTTACTTCAGGTGATGCAGTTACAGGTAAAACAAATGTTGCAACAGGTGAGCCTGTAAAGGTAACTTCAAGTTATACTCCAGATCCTAATGTTGGCGCACAAAGTTATTCTGCTTCAGGATCTTCAGGTGCAGGAACAACATCTAGTGGTATTTTTTCAGGTGGAGCAGGAAAAATAATTAAAGATTTAGCAACAAGTCCTATGGGTATAGCAGGATTAACTGCAGCAGGAGTATACTTTTTAACACCTGAAGGTGAAGTACCAGATGACCAATTACAACAAATGTCTGAACCACAAAGATCTGCGTATGATAAGTATTTAGCATTAGCCGATAAAAACAGTGCAGAGGCACAAAATTTAAAACGACAAGCGGGCATCTTCTCTCCTTATGCAGACAGCCCACAACTTCTAGCAGATATAGCAGGCATAAAATTAGCAGATGCACAAAGATATCTTGCTAATTTTGCAGGTGGTGGTGAAGTTATTGGACCAGGGACAGGTACCTCTGATGATGTAAACGCTAAACTATCTGATGGTGAATTTGTTATGACTGCCAAAGCAGTACGAAACGCAGGTGGTGGAGATAGAAATGTAGGTGCTGCAAGAATGTATGATTTAATGAGAAGATTTGAAGGAGGTCCTGCTTATGGCTGAGATGACAACCACTTCTAGTATAGTAAGACAAGCTCCCTTTTTAGAGGAGATACAAAGAAAAATACTAGATCAAGCACTGGCAAGAGGGGAAACACCAATTGATGTCCCTGAGATACAGGTAGCGGCTCAAGATCCATTAACCACACAAGCGATTGAAACTGGTGCAGGTATTGGTTCTTTTATGCCTTTTTTTACTAAAGGTGCAGGCACTATTGATGAGGGATTGGCAACACTTAAATCACGAGCAACTGGTGTTCCAGGATTATTAGAAGAAGCGGCGGCAACTGCAAGAGGTGCCGATGAGTTACCAACACAGGCAAACATACAAGCCTTAATGGATCCGTATCAAAGTCTTGTTACAGAAAAAGCAACTGCTGAGTTAGCTAGACTAGCAGATATAGAACGAAATAAACTACTTGCTCAACAAGCAGGTATAGGTGCACTTGGTGGTGACAGAGGACAGTTACAGTTAGCAGAGTTGCAGAGAAACTTAACTGATTTGCAAAGCAGACGTATTTTTGAAGATATGTCTAAAAACTTTCAAAATGCACAAAATGCTTTTCAGAACCAACAAGCAAGACAACAACAGGTTAGCCAATTGTTAACAGGTATAGGACAGACTACAGGTCAAGAAGCACAAAGACTTGGTCAAGGTATAGGTGCGTTTGGTGAGGCACAACAACAGTTAGCAGGCACAGGTCAAGCATTGACACAGTCACAGACACAGTTGTTAGCAGGTCTTGGTAACTTGAGACAACAACAAGCTCAGACAGAACTAGATGCGGCTAGACAGTCACAACTACAACAGATCTATGAGCCTTTCCAAAGAATTGGATTTACAAGTGATATCTTTAAACCTAATATAGGTTCTGCGGCTACCACACTAGGAACAAACGTAGCACCATCACCTAGTCCGTTATCACAGGCTATTGGTGCAGGAACAGCAGTTCTTGGTGGTATAAAAGCTTTTGGTAATCCGTTTGAGTCTATATTTAAACCGAGCGCAGATTAATGAGAAAACCAGTACGATCAGCAGTAGCAAATAGAAAATACTTTCAAGGTGGTGGACTAGCTCCGATGAAACCTGCCGCACCTGAAGAAGCCGTTGGTATTATGGCATCTTCACAACCACTGGTAGATATGGTGGCACAAAGTGCAGGTAATCCACAAGGTGGTATGTCTCCTTTGAACTTTGATCAAGGAGGACTTGCTAATGTCCCAGTTCCTCAAGGAGTTCCTAAAAGTAGAATAAGAAGATTTGGAGATTTTGCGGGAGATTTTGCTATGAGCTTTAATCCTTTTCGTACTTTTCAAAGTATTAATCCTTTAAGAACTGTGTTAGATGAAAAAACAGGACCTGCTTTAGGTGGTATAGCAAGATATTTTGCAGATGTTCCTACAGATCCTAGACTAAAACAATTTGGTATAGATCAACTTTCTGTAACAGAATTAGTTAAAAAAAGATTTCCAGGAAAAGAAGCAGAGGTTGAAGAAATTGCAAGAAATATTGTTTCTGAAACTCCAGGAATTAAACCTAAAACTTTAGGTGAACAGATAACAAAACAATTAAGTGTGACAACCGCTGAAACAGATGGTGAAAAATTATTGAAAGAAACTGAAAAAAGTAAAGATAAACTAAAACCTTTTTTAAGAGATCCTAAAGGTGGTGTAATTAAAGATGAAGAAGGTATTGAAGAAGGTTTAAAAGCTAAAGAAATACCAGAAGAAGATAGGGAAAAAATTAAAGAAAAAGGTGGCGAATTAGCTAAAAGTTTATTGGAAAAAGAACAAGAACAAGCTAAAAAAGATGCAGAAGAACAAGCTAAAAAAGATGCAACTGTCAGGGAACAAGATGCAGTAACAAAACTAATAGATGAAGCAGAAGGAGACGAACCTAGTAAAACTGAAGATGAGACTGTCTCTGAAGAAACAAACATTATTAATCAAAACGTTGCTGATGATCAAAAAACATCAGAAGATAGATTAGGAATGTTGATGAAAAGATTTACTGACGCTGCTCCTAAATACGAAGGATTAGATACAGGATTAGCTCTTATGCAAATGGGAGCAATTATGGCAGGTGGCACTAGTCCTAATGCAGTAAAAAATATAGCAGATGCTTTAACAGTTACATCTGAAAAATTAATAAAAGATAAATCTAAAAGAGATGCTTTTAATAGACAAGTTCAATTGTCTGCTCTTCAATATGGATTAGGTGAAATATCAAAAGACGAAGCTCAGTTAAGAGCAGATAAAAGAAAATTTACTAATTTTGTAGTTGCTGAAGGAGCTAAACCAATAACTTGGAAGGGAGAAACTTATAAACCAGGAGAA